GGTGTCGTTAGCTGTGGACCTTGCAGAACAGCAACTGCGTGATGGAACAGCTTCTTCACAGGTCATAACTCATTATCTAAAACTCGGCTCCAGAAGAGAGAAACTCGAAAGAGAAAAAATTGAATTAGAAAATGAACTGACGCGAGCAAAGACTGAAGCGGTTGGCTCGTCTAAGCACATTGAAGAATTGATGGAACAAGCTATTGACTCTATGCGAAGATATAGCGGAAATGGAGATCCAGATGATTATTAGAACTTATTCTGAGTTAATAAGGATTCCAACTTTTGAAGAACGGTATAACTATTTAAAGTTAGACAGTGAAATTGGAATAGAAACATTTGGATTCGAGAGATATCTAAATCAAAGGTTTTACCGCTCTAAAGAATGGAAATCTTTGAGGGATGAAATTATTGTCCGCGACCATGGATGCGATTTGGGAATAGTCGGATATGAGATATATGACAAAATTTATATTCACCACATGAATCCAATAACCGCAGACGATATCCGGAATAATACAGAGTATCTTATGAATCCGGAATTTTTAATTTCCACAACACATGATACACATAATGCGATTCATTATGGGAATAGTGATTTGCTGAATGCGAGCGTGTTGGTGGAGAGAACTAAAAATGACACATGCCCATGGAGGCGGAATTAGGAGGTAAAGAAAAATGAGTAACGAAACAAACAATGTACAGGTAACAGTTCAGAACAATGGCGAGGCGATGACGGATAATGCAAAATATTATCAACAGCAGCCGGCAAACAGTAATGGATCTGATTCTTCACCAGAGAAAATTGCAAACATTCAGGGTGTTGTCTCAAATTGTGTGAAGCTCAATGTACGCAGTGAAGCACAAAAGAAAAAGGATAATGTTCTTTGTATAGTTTCGGCTGGCGACGTATTGCTGATTGACGAAGAACAATCTACAAATGCCTGGTTCTATGTCACAACCGCATCCGGTATCAGCGGGTACTGCATGAAAGAGTTTGTTGCAGTGGAGTAACAGCTAGGAGGAATTATGGAAAGTATACTGACATCAATTAAAAAACTGCTTGGAATAGCTGAGGAGTATAACCATTTCGATCAGGATATCATCATACATATCAATTCCGTGTTTTCTGTCCTGACCCAACTTGGTGTCGGCCCAGCAAATGGTTTTTCCATCACAGATAAGGATGCAACATGGAATGATTTCATCAATGACAACCATTGTCTCGAAATGGTTAAGTCCTATATGCACCAGAAAGTAAAACTGCTGTTTGACCCGCCATTAAGCAGTGCTGTCTTAGAATCTGCAAATCGTATGCTTAGCGAACTGGAGTGGCGAATCAATGTTGCGGCAGAATCTGAGAATAAGGAGGTAAATCAAAATGGATAGCACTTTACAACATCATGGTGTCCTTGGACAAAAATGGGGCGTCCGGCGTTTTCAGAACCGTGATGGAACTTTAACTTCTGCCGGAAAAGCAAAACAGACAACGGGTAAATCGGAGCAACAAAAAGAATCGGAAAACCGAAAGCGCTACGATGCCCGTAACAGAGGATCGCTAACCGATGCCCAGCTCCGTAAAAAGATTGAGAGACTTCAAATGGAAAAGCAGCTCCGGAAGTTGACGGATGAGGAAATCAATCCTGGAAGAACCGAAGCAAAGAGAGTTTTATCTCAGATAGGAACAAAAGTCGCATCGACGGCAATTACAGGTGCCGCATTATATGGAATTAAAGCGGCTGTAACAAAGGATTTCAATGTGAAAGATTTTGGAAATGCCGTATTTAATGGCGGTCCCAAAAAGAAATAGGAGGATAATAATTATGGCGTTATCTAATACGGCCACACCCAAGTATTACGGTCGTTTTAGAGATGCCGTAATAAGAGGTGAGATTCCAGTATGTAAAGAAATTTCCATGGAGATGAATCGTATTGACGATCTTATAGCAAACCCTGGTGTATGGTACGATAATCAAGCTGTGGAAGGATTTATTCAGTATTGTGAGGGGGAACTGACACTTACAGATGGAGGAAACCTTAATCTTTTGGATATTTTCAAGGTATGGGCGGAACAGGTTTTTGGATGGTATTACTTTGTGGAACGAAGCGTATACGAACCATCAGAAGATGGACATGGTGGTCATTATGTCAATAAGACAGTGAAGAAACGACTGATTAACAAACAATATTTGATAGTTGGTCGTGGAGCTGCTAAATCTGTATATGATTCGTGTATTCAAAGTTTTTTCCAAAATGTTGATACGTCGACAACACATCAAATCACGACGGCTCCTACAATGAAGCAGGCAGAGGAAGTTATGTCTCCCATAAGAACTGCGATAACTCGTTCCAGAGGTCCTTTGTTTAAGTTTTTAACAGAGGGTTCATTACAAAATACAACTGGCTCTAAAGCTAATCGAACAAAATTGGCTTCTACAAAAAAAGGAATTGAAAACTTTCTTACTGGTTCTTTATTGGAAATTCGTCCAATGTCAATAGCCAAACTTCAGGGACTAAGAGTAAAAATTGCCACTGTTGATGAGTGGCTGTCAGGGGACATTCGGGAGGATGTTATAGGAGCAATTGAGCAAGGAGCATCCAAAGTAGACGATTATTTAATAATCGCAACAAGTTCAGAAGGAACTGTCCGTAATGGAAGCGGAGATACAATCAAAATGGAGTTGATGGATATATTAAAAGGTGACTATATCAATCCCCATGTTTCCATATGGTGGTATAAACTGGATTCCGTTGACGAAGTTTCAAATCCAGAGATGTGGCTTAAAGCCAATCCCAACATAGGTAAAACGGTTACATATGAAACATATTAATTAGATGTTGAACGTGCTGAAAAAGCTCCAGCAGCAAGGAATGATATTCTTGCAAAGCGTTTTGGACTTCCTATGGAAGGATATACCTATTACTTCACTTACGAAGAAACTCTTCCTCATCGAAAAAGGGATTACTGGCAGATGCCATGTTCTTTAGGAGCTGATTTATCAAGAGGGGATGATTTCTGTGATTTCACATTTTTATTTCCGTTGGCAGGTGGTGCGTTCGGTGTTAAAACAAGAGCCTATATTTCAGAACTTACGTTAATGAAACTCCCAGCCGCTATGAGGATTAAATATGATCAATTCATAGCTGAAGGGAGTTTAATTGTTATGGACGGAACCGTATTGGATATGATGCTGGTTTATGAAGATTTGGACAACCATATTAGCGATGTAGGTTACGATGTAAGGTGTTTTGGATATGATCCATACAATGCTAAAGAATTTATCGAAAGATGGGCTGCCGAGAACGGACCGTTCGGAATCGAGAAAGTCATTCAAGGAGCAAAAACAGAATCGGTTCCGCTTGGAGAATTGAAGAAACTTTCAGAAGAAAGAATGCTTTTATTTGACGAAGAGTTAATGACTTTCTGTATGGGAAACTGCATCACATTGGAAGATACAAATGGGAATCGGAAGCTGTTAAAGAAACGGCATGAGCAAAAAATTGATTCTGTAGCAGCTATGATGGATGCGTATGTTGCCTATAAACTAAATCGAGATGCTTTTGAATAGGAGGAATAAATAAAATGTCATTAAGTATTGGCTCAAGGCTTCAACATGCGTGGAATGCCTTCCGTAATAAAGACCCGTCAATATATTACAACGATATTGGTCCGGGATACGGTTATCGTCCAGACCGTGTAAGATTTTCGCGTGGTAATGAACGTTCAATAGTTACATCTGTATATAACCGTATTACTCTTGATGCATCGGCTATCAACATATACCACGCACGCTTGGATGATAATAACAGATTTACAGAAATTATTGAATCCGGGCTTAATACCTGTCTTACATTAGAGGCAAACATTGACCAGACAGCAAGAGCTTTTTTTCAGGATGCTGTAATGTCGATGTTGGATGAAGGATGCGTTGCGTTGGTTCCTGTGGATACAACATTCGATCCGAAGGTTACTGGTTCGTATGACATCCAGTCTATGCGTACAGCACAGATATTGGAATGGTATCCCGAACATGTGAGATTAAGGCTTTATAATGAACGGATTGGACGAAAAGAGGATATCACATTACCAAAAAGTATGGTCGCTATTATTGAAAATCCTCTTTATTCTGTAATGAATGAACCAAATTCGACCATGCAGCGTCTGATAAGGAAGTTAAATTTATTAGACGTTATTGATGAACAGAGTGGATCTGGAAAACTGGATTTAATTATCCAGCTACCATATGTAATAAAAACAGATGCACGTCGCCGACAGGCTGAAGATAGAAGAAAAGAGATTGAAAATCAGCTAACCGGCTCGAAATACGGAATCGCGTATACCGATGGTACAGAGCGGATTACACAGTTGAATCGTGCGGTAGATAATAATCTAATGTCCCAGATTGAATATCTAACGAGTATGCTATACAGCCAGTTAGGAATCACTCAGAGTATTTTAGATGGCACAGCCGACGATAAAACAATGCTGAATTATTACAATCGTACAATCGAACCTATCATTTCTGCTATTGTCGATGAAATGAAACGAAAGTTTCTCACGAAGACAGCAAGGTCACAGAAACAGTCAATTCTTTTCTTTAGAGATCCCTTTAAACTTGTTCCCGTTGCAGATATTTCTGAAATTGCGGATAAATTCACCCGCAATGAAATCATGACATCTAACGAAATCAGACAGATTGTTGGAATGAAGCCATCTGATGATCCAAAAGCTGATGAACTTAGGAATAGCAACATAAGTGAACCATCGGGAGAATCTGAAGAAACCAATGCGTCTGTGGAAGTGGCTAATTTTATTGAGAAAAATAAGGAGGAAATTCAAAATGAAGTATGATTTCAGTGGCTGGGCCACACGAAATGACTTGACATGTTCTGATGGAAGAGTCATCAAGAAAGATGCTTTTAAGCATAATGATGGCGAAATTGTTCCATTGGTTTGGAATCACCAGCATAATAATCCCGATAATGTTTTGGGTCATGCTATGTTGGAAAATCGGGAAGATGGTGTTTATGCTTACTGTGAATTTAATGACAGTGAGTCCGGCATTACAGCAAGGAAGTTGGTTGAGCATGGGGATGTAAGATCTCTTTCTATATTTGCTAACCAGTTAAAGGAAAGCGGAAAAAATGTTCTCCACGGCGTTATCCGTGAGGTTAGCCTTGTTCTGGCTGGAGCAAATCCGGGCGCATTTATTGAATCCGTTATTGCTCATGGGGCCGATTCTGAAACAGGACTTATTATCGGTTATGATGAGAACATCATGCTGTATCATTCTTCTGATAAGGAAGATGAAAAAGACAAAAAAGATAAAGAAGATACGGCTCCGGATAAGAAAGAAAATAAAGAGGATGGGGATGACAAGGAAACCATTCAGGATGTCTTTGATTCTATGTCAGAAAAGCAGCAAAAAGCTGTTTATGCCATGCTTGCCCAGACATCAGGAAAAGATGGCGGAGAATCCCAAAAGGATGATAAGAAAGAAGAAAAAGATGATGAAAAAAAAGGAGGAAATAAAATCATGAAACATAACGTATTTGATAACGATGATCGGCAGCAGGTTAGCAAAAATGTTATCTGTCATGCCGATCAGGTTGATATTGTTAAGCTGGCAAAGTCCAGTCAGGTTGGAAGTTTTCAGACAGCCCTGGGTATTTACGCAGAGGAGAATGAACTTCAGCATGATGCTGTAAGCGGAGGGTTTGTCCAGACCGGAAGCGGCAACGTAACAGAGTTGTTCCCGGAATATAAGGATGTTAGACCAGGTGCACCGGAACTCATCACCAGTGACCAGGGTTGGATTTCGGTTGTTATGTCAAAAGTACATAAGAGCCCTATTTCCAGAATCAGAACCAGTCAGGTTGATATCCGCAATATCGACTCTCTTAGAGCAAAGGGTTATGAGAAAGGTAAACAGAAGAAACAAGCTGGCAATTTCAAGCTGGTTAGGAGAACTACTGATCCGCAGACAGTGTATGTAAAGAACGCTCTGCATCGGGATGACATTGTCGACATTACCGATTTTGATTACGTTCAGTATTTATACGGCATCGACAGAATGATGCTCAATGAAGAACTGGCAACAGCGATTATGCTTGGGGATGGACGTGATGATGGTGATGAAGATAAGATTGCACCTGAACACATCAGACCGATTTGGCTGGATGACGATTTGTACACAATTCATGTGGATTTGGATGTAGCCGCTGCAAAAGCGGAACTTCAGGGCAGCAATACAGGCGCTAACTTTGGCGAGAATTATGTATTGGCTGAGGCTATGATTAACACTGTACTTTATGCAAGAGAGAAGTACAAAGGCACTGGTACACCGGATTATTTCTGTACACCGCATATGCTGAATGTGATGCTTCTTGCCCGTGATTTGAATGGAAGAAGAATCTACGCCTCAAAAGCTGAGCTTGCTTCCGCTCTGAATGTCGGAGATATTGTTACAGCGGAGCAGTTTGAG